TAATTTGTCCTTCTCGTATATTTCACGCTCCTCGCCTAACTTCTTTTCTAAATATCGACAGACATGTGGGTTTATATCTGGGTTCGTGAGTTTCGAAGCGAGAACCATGGCACTCTCTCTAGTTTTTGTGTTGTAACCACTCTCGATTAACGCATCGGTCTTTGTTATCTTGCCCCACTTCTCTACAAGTATGTCTATAAACTTCTTTTGTTTGTCAGTAAGATCACTTATTGATCTAAATTCTCTTCTTTTTTGAGCCATAACGAATCACTTTCCTTGTTTATTTCATTCCTAGTTTACTATAAAGCACTCACTTAGAAAATAAAAAATAAAACAAAAATGCACAAAAAACAATCCTAGAAACTTTATTTTTCCCAAAATCTAGGAATTTTTCCCAAAATTTTCCCAAAACTAAATCTCTGTAAGGGTATGTTTTCTCTTATTTTTCCCAGTTTCCTAAAATATTTGCTGATTCTACGCTTTCATTTATTTTTTTTTTCTAAGCAAGTGCTTTATAGGAAATTGGGAAACTAGGAAAACTATGTCTTGCAATCACATCTTGCTGTGATATATTTTAATCATACAAAGGAGAATAAAATGATGACAACTAAATATAAATGGAAAAGCACAACAATACCAGAAGTAAAATCTGCGGCTGAAGAATTAGTTAAAGATGCTATTAATCATGGATGGTCATGGGACATATTGTGTGATGGTGATTATCTATGTAAGAACAGTAAAGACTTCAATGAAGTTATGGAAAATATCCATGCAGTTGATGATGTTGTAGAAGCACATATACAGAAAGATGGAGAAAAGTCTGATTGGTGTAATTTTATAATGTGTAATGGTGAACCTGATTGTGAAATATTAGACTGTTATGTTGATGGATATATTGACAATTGGTGTGAACGAACTGATTACGGACAAAAATAACTAACATTTCTTGTAGCCCTCTTCGGAGGGTTACGACAAGTGCTAGGTGCTTTAAGTGAAAGTAAACAAGTTGTCTTGACGAAGATGATGTAGTGTTAGGCGAGTAGTACGAGTTGTACTTGAGTATATGAATAGCGAAATTGAATCGGATGACTATGGTTTATACCATAACCCCAAAAGTAGTGACCTCATATACTACCAAACTTTTTAAGTGGTGTGTAAAGGTAATACTAGTTTAGTACACTTAATTAGGAACGAACTAATTGCAGACCAGATTCCTAGCCACTATATAACTTAATAGGAGAATAACAAATGTATTTATATTATGTATCACACAATAAACATGGTGTAAGAACACTAGAAGCTAAAAACACTTACAATGCCTGTAAGAAGTTTGCTTCTCTTTTTAATCTTAAAAGCACATCTGGTATAAGTGCTTATGTAATGACAAAAAAGGAGAGTGACTGATGAGTAACCCAATAGAACTTATTAAAAAATTATGTCAAGATGAGTTAGATGATAACAACAAACATCCTTACGATAATTCCGTAGATAGTTTTGAACAAGGGTTTTTGGGTGGTAGACTAGAACTGGCACACAGTATTTTAACAATGATAGAAAAACAAAAAGGAGAAAAGGATGAGTAAATTTAAAAGTCATTTAATGGAACAAGAACAAAAATTAGACGAGCAAATAATATTCATGAATAAAATGATTAATGACACACAGTCAGTTATTGATAAATCTAACGACACTTGGGTAATAAGATATTGGACTAACGTAAGAAACACACTAGAAAAAGACCAAGATAAATTGACTAAGCAGAAGACTGGAATTAGTTATTGATATTCCTTAAACAATAGTTTAGGGTTGTTTTGTCACACTTCAGTGACTATCCTTTGTTGCACCTGAAGCGTCATTTCTTTGGGTGCACTTTTTATTTAGAGATCCATTATGGAAAAGAATTTATGGAAATCACTTAACACGATACAAAAGACAGAAAGCACATGGTATTGTATGAGGGTGGAAACCACGACTCTTAATGGCGTTCCAGATATTCATGCTTGTATAAAAGGTAAGTCATTCTGGTTAGAATTAAAAGCTAATGATGATAAGAAACTAGGCTTATCTAAATATCAAATACTTTGGCAGTTAGATTACCTCAAGGTTGGAGGCAATGTAGTTAACCTAGTTTTAGCTCCCTCGCAGAGGAAGCTCAAACTTGTGAGACTTGTTCCTAATTTGTACTCGTTTTGTTCTGGTAATGTTCCTGAAGTAGAACGGTTCGATACGATAGCTACAAAAAAATATACACTGCAAAACTTACGTCAAATAATTAACTCGGCAACTGATTCGTTTAACTAGTTCGCATAACATACATTATGTTAAATAACTGCGTTTGTTCATGGTTTGTTCTAGTATGTCAAAAAAGAAGGCTCAGGAAAAATAGGTAAAAGGTCAAGGTTTTTTTTTATTTTTTTTAAGGTCGCAAAAATTTATGGTACCACAGATCAGTGTATAGGTTGAGTTACATACATACATATAGGGAGTAAACATATCGTTTTTTTTATGTTATAAGAGGCTCATGGAAAAAAAATTGCAAAAAAATTCTACTTATGCACAATATGACATGAATAAAGACGGAACAGTGTCTGATGAAGAACTTGAAAATATGAAAGAAATTAAAAAAACAGAACATGAACTAAGNAAGCATAGAGCTCAAAGAAGAATGGCAACATTTACTTTAGTAGGAATGGGTTTATTTACTGCAATGATGTTCATGCCATTTATGTCTATAGAAAAAATTGAGGCTCTAAGTGATATTAGTAATTTGTTTTATATTAGTGGAGCTGGTATTGTTGGTGCTTATATGGGTGCTACAGCATGGATGTCAAAAAAATAATGAGTGTTGACCATTTAACAACAGACAGACTTAGATTAAGAGTTGAAAAAGTTTTTATTGAACATATTAAATTATGCCAAGATAATTTTTTATATTTTGTTCAAGAGATGTGGCAAGACTTTATGTGTCGAAAAGAAAAAGAACCTAGTAAATGGGGTCATCATCAAATCATCGCAAATGAATTTACAAAAATAGCTTCAGAAAGAAAAGGAAGGCTCGTAATAAATATGCCACCTAGACATACAAAATCTGAATTTGCATCAGTATACTTTCCTGCTTGGATTATTGGTAAGTATCCAAAAATGAAAATTATGCAAGTATCCCATAACACTGAACTTGCAGTAAGGTTCGGTTCTAAGGTTCGTAATATAATTGATTCTCAAGAGTATAAACAAATTTTTGGTGACGTTAAACTTCGTGAAGACTCCAAAGCTAAAGGTAGATGGGAAACAAACCAAGGTGGTGAATATTACGCAGCTGGAGTTGGAGCATCTATTACTGGTCGTGGTGCAGACTTATTGATTATTGACGATCCACATACGGAACAAGATTCTATGTCAGACATGGCAATGGAACGTGCATATGATTGGTACACCTCAGGACCACGACAGAGACTACAACCTGGTGGATCTATATTATTAGTCATGACACGATGGGCTGAAGATGATTTGACTGGTAGATTATTGAAGGCTCAAAAAGAACCAAAAGCAGATAAGTGGAAAACAATTTCATTTCCAGCGATCTTACCTGACGGTAAACCAGTTTGGTCAGAATATTGGGAACTAGAAGAATTAGAAAAAATCAAAGCTTCATTACCTATTAGAAATTGGTCAGCTCAGTATATGCAAGAACCTACCTCAGAGGAAGGAGCTATATTAAAAAGAGAATGGTGGCAACCTTGGAAAGAAGATAGTATGCCAAACTTAGTTCATGTTATACAAAGTTATGATACAGCGTTCAGTAAAAAAGAAACTGCTGACTATTCTGCTATTACAACGTGGGGAGTATTTTACCCAGACGAAGTTACACCTAATTTAATATTGTTAGATGCCATTCGAGGTAAGTATGATTTTCCAGAATTAAAAGTCATGGCAATGGAAGCTTATAAATATTGGGAACCAGAAAGTATTATTATTGAACAGAAAGCAAGTGGTGAACCTTTAACTCAAGAATTTCGTAGAATGGGTATACCAGTTATTCCTTTCGTACCAAGTAGAGGTAACGATAAACACACTAGAGTAAACTCTTGTGCTCCTCTTTTTGAAAGTGGTGCAGTGTGGTATCCACATGGAGAAGCTTTTGCAGATGAAGTAATTGAAGAGTGTGCTAGTTTTCCACATGGTTCACATGATGACTATGTTGATTCAACAACTCAAGCTTTGTTGAGATATAGACAAGGCAACTTTATTGAACTATACTCTGATTATGTGGATAATACAGACCTACCACCTAAATCGTATAATTATTATTGAGGATAGTCATGACAGATATAAAAATTAAAAAAATAGATCCATTAAGTGAAAGATTAGATAAAGTTGGACTAAGAGGAGGAGTAGGTCGTTATAAAGGATTAACGAAAAAAGATAAAAAAGTTGTAGATGCTTTTTACTCTGGTAAAAAAGCAGATAGTAATTTATTAACTTCCACTGGCAAAACTTTACAAAAAGAAGGTATGGGTACACAAAAGATTGCTACGAGAACCAAAGATGAGGGTTTTAAAATTACTGCTAAAATGGATAGTAAGTCAACTCAAAGCATAGTGAATTA